AAATATCAAAATTATTTAATGAATATGGCAATATGGAGGTTGATTTTTCTGATATATTTGATGAAAAAAGCCGTATATAATTTTGAGTTTGTAAAAGGTAAACCATGACTTTTAAACCGGAAAGTCTTGATAAAGTTGTAGAGGAAATGAAAACCTTGGGTGAGGTTTTAGTACCTTATAATTTTCCTAGTCCACGCTATGACGATCACGATGATGATTTAGGTATTTTTAAATCAAGATTTTTATTTGTTGATGGTTATCCGATTTTTATCTACTATCAGAAATCAGATTATCAAGAACATTTTGTTGAAACGCTGCAAATTCATGGTGCTAAAAGCCCTTTTGTTCCATTCAATGTGGTGTGCAAAGTAGGTAAAAAATTCCTTGGTTTTAAGCATCTTTCCTTGATTGAAATTTTCAAGGAACATAAGAAAATATACATATGGTCTCTTTGCACAGATAAGAATAACAATACGATGGAAATTCCAGATGGAGATTCCATAGAACAATGTGAATATGAAGGTCTTCATTACACTTATGTTCAACCGAATATGGTTGATTTTTATTGAAATTTACGCATTTTTTTTAAGTAAAAATCCCTATTTTTAGGGATTTTTTTATTTATTGTCATTTGGATGGACTATTTCAACAAAGTGTAAAAAGAGCAATATATATCTGTACGATGCGCTTCTTGGCATCGAACCTTTAACGAGGGTCAAAACCATGAAAAAGAATAAAATACAAGCCCTGCTCGTAGAACATCTTCTAAAATACGGGCAGATAGAACTGCTTTTGCCTGATGGCGTAAAACTTGAGATTGGCGTGACACAGGAAAATAAAGAAGGAAAACTTGTTGTTAAGGATGATTATTGCTGGGTCATTACATCTAGAGAAAACAGAGCTACAAGCTTGGATGCTTATAACATGGGTTTGAGATTTTCTGACGAAGACAACATTTTAGTTTTTGAAGACAAGTTCATTGACAACAACGGCGAACAAGTCAGAAGATTTGATGTTGTTTAAGTAATATTCCCCATTAGATGAAGTAATTCGATTTTGCCGTCTAAATCAAGCATTAACTCCATAGTTCCCTCCGCATATCGGTTGGGGACTACCGGAGCATTGAATTCAATCCAAATAGTAAAACAATTTTGTGAAGGATAAAACCTTGACAATGTTATTTTTATACCTTTGGATTTAATTGAATCGGAAGATATAATATCAAGACGACCGGCGTTTTCTTGTAGTTTTTGTAACACAAACGCCACCAGTCTTGTGCTATCGAGGAACTGTGTCCAGTTTGCGACGAGAAGTTTTTCTAACTTGTCTGCGTCAAAAATTTTCATTGCACGGTCCTCAAATTAAGCGGAGTATTATCCCATGAAGAAGCCAGAAATCTACCTAAGAGAGTATTGCGCTAAAATTTCAGATGACAATGTCAAATTCCTTCAAGCTCGACTGAGTCAAAGGATTGCGGCAGACCTATCTGAAGCAGTAGAATTTTTAGGAGGAGTAAGAGAAATTGATAAGTGGTTATCTTCTGCAACAGATTTTAATCAATTTTATGATATGATTGATATGGTACAATTTGCGATTCAAAAAGAGCATGAAAAGCGACTCGCTGCATCCGCAGCTTGATTTTAAACTTAATTTTATTTACTGTCCCACAATCAAGCGTGGGACATTTTTTTTGGTGAAGCATGAAAATTATTTCTCAATTTAGCAAAATTATAGTTACCTTTTTGTTGGGGTTGGCCCTTGGATTTATAGCAAGTCAAGAATATTGGTACAAAAAGGGCGCACAAGATGTAATTTTGATGTATGAGGATTTTTCATCGGGAATTGCAAGGCATCCTGATGGCAAAGCCGTTGATATAAATTTTGATCAAGAAAAGGTAATTAAAAATCGTGAATTGCTTCAAAAAATTAACCCTGAATTGAAAGCGTGGTATAATTCTCCTAAAGCAATAAGGGACAACAATGCCGCCGATCATTAAGACCGAAGACCAAACTGTTTGTGTCGCAACTTCGGAATTTCCTTTTGCTAAATGGAAATTTGAAAAATTTAATCCGGTTCAAAGCCGGATCATGGAATATTATAATCAAGATGTAAATGGTTTAATCGCCGCCAGAACAAGTGCCGGTAAGACAACAATTGCCGAACAATTCATGGCTGAACAAATTCGCAGTCGTGGCGGTAAGGCAATGTTTCTTGCCCCTCTTCGTGCGCTTGCCCGTGAAAAATTAAATGATTGGACTGACAAAGATCATCATTTTTCTGATTTAAAAATCAGCATTTGCACAGGCGATTATCGACTTACTAAAGAAAGAACCAAAGAACTTGAAGAAGCCGATATAATCGTCATGACAAGCGAAATGCTTAGTCACAGAAGCCGAAGCCATAAATCAGAACAAAGCCAATTTTTGCAGAAGATTGGTGTTCTTGTTATTGATGAAAGCCACCTTCTTACTGTGCCGGGGCGTGGTGATCATCTCGAAGTTGGATTGATGAAATTCACTCAAATCAATCCCGGCGCAAGAATTGTTTTATTGTCAGCAACCATGCCAAATGTGGAAGAAATTGCTGAATGGGTAAGCTATTCACTTAATCAAAAACAAACATTTATTCTTCTTTCAGAATACAGACCTGTTCCACTTACAGTTCATTATGAAAATTATGATGACTCACTAAGAAGATATGATTTGATTGAACAAGAGAAAATCAATAAAGCACTTGACATTGTAGAGTGGTACAAAGATGACAAGTTCTTGGTATTCGCTCATACAAAAAGAACCGGCGATTTAATGAAGAAAGAATTAAAGTCAGCAGGAATTGATTGTCAGTTTCATAATGCTGATTTGGAATCATCTGAAAGAGCCAAGGTGGAAGATAGATTTAAGAACGATCCAATGTTTAGAGTAATTGTTGCAACAAGCACTCTGGCATATGGACTTAATTTGCCAGCACGAAGAGTTATTATTCTTGGTGTTCATCGTGGCGTTGATGAGATGGAATCTTATGATATTTTGCAAATGATAGGTCGATCCGGTCGCTATGGCATCGACCCTATGGGCGATGCCTATATTCTTGTTCCTGAAAGTCGAGCCGCTGAATACAAAAGAAAGTACAGTAAATCCAATCGTATCGAATCTCAGCTTTTGATTAAAACAGGCGAGACTTACAAAACCTTGGCTTTTCATTTGGTAAGCGAAATTTTCTTCGGTGGAATCACTACGACAGAAGATGTTCACAAATGGTTCAATCGTTCTTTGGCTTATTTCCAAAACAAACATTTTGATGATTCTATTGTTGATAGCACTTTAAAATTGCTCACAAAATGTGGAGCAATAACCGAGGAAAATGGAATTTGGAAAACAAGAACAGTTGGCAAAGTTGCCAGTATGTTTTACATCAGTCCATTCGATGTATCAGACCTCTATTTTAACTTTGATGGTATATTTAAAGGCAATTGTGAGGACGATGATTATAAAGTTGCATTGGCTCTTGGCAATATTGATAGCTTACGCATGAATATTGTCAATAAACTAGAAAAAGAAGAAATAAGCTTGTTTGCTAATCAAATTAGATTGAAGGCTGGTGGCAAAGTTTTGTTAGACGGTGCGGTAAAAGCTGCTTACTGTTATTACAATTTGCTTAATGGCATTAACTCACAGGCTTGTGCTAGTTCTCAAAGAAATTTACAGCAAGACTTTAACAGAATTGCTCAAGTGTTGAATGCGTTGGACAGCATAGGCAATCTTTGGAAAAAGAAAAATTGGTTTAAAAATTTGGAAGGAAGAATTGCTTATGGTGTTCCTGTTCATTTGTTGGATTTGTGCCAATTAGAAAACATTGGTCGTGTTCGTGCGACCAAGTTGTATGATGCTGGAATAAAGACTGCTAAACAGGTTGCAACTATTGAACCAGAAAAACTTGCTAAAATTGTTAACATGAAGGTCGATGCTGTACAGGCAATAGTCCAACAGGCTCAAGGCTTGTAATGAACTTTTTTGATGCGGGAGAGGATTGTGTTTTTTATTCTTTGTTTCATAATTTTTTTTCTCGATAGCATCGGGGTTGCTCCTTGGCATTGTCCTATGAGTGTACTATCGGTTGTATCAACTCCACTTATGTAGCAGCAAGGTTCACAAAAAGATGAACAACCAATATTAAATGAGAATTCTGTACAATCTTCTACAGAGAAAGAAAAGGATTCAGGCTCAGTAAAAAAATAACTTTCTTCTGGTAAGTAGAGACATGTTGTAATTGTACATGCGCCGCTTTTGCTACAGGAAAAATCATCTATTGCAACTGGATCAATAGTTACCGTTCCTGAACCAAATGTTGTAAAATAACCAAATCCAATATCATAAAGTTGTGCAGAGTAAAGACAACATCCATCAAATGTGATGGTTATGTCGGTTGTAAATGGGTCAATGATATTACAGAACTGAGTTGGCGCTCCCGGTATATTAGATATTTCTACATGATATATAACTTCGGTATAGCAAGGACATAAAAGACAACATCCACAACTGCAACCACACCACCCGCCCGTGCCACATTTATAAGGAGGATTGCAATTGCCAGCCATTATTTCCTTTCATTGCCAAAGAAATTTTTTGGATATTCAACTTTTACTGTGCCATTTCCATCGGTTGGATTTCCATTTTCATCTTCAACCCACCATCTGACTTGTTGCACGGGGATATTTAGTTGTTCCATATGACATTTATCACGAGGATTAACAGGCATGTGATATTCTGTTCCTTCGATCAAAACAGCCACTTTGCATTCCCTTTTTTCATGGTTGTAAAGCAAGCAATTTCCACAAATTTGTTCTAAAGGTTGCTTTTTTGACATTTTGAAATTCCCTTATGACAATCTTCTTATTAAAATAGTTTAGTATAATTGAGGACAATCCTATGAAATTGATTGCAGTAGCAGCCCAGCTTGCCAACGGTAAAGATGAGTTTTGTAACCATTTGGCCAAAGTTCTAAATGACGAAAAACATGAATGGGAAAGAAGTGCATTTGCCGATGCAGTCAAAAATACTTTTTGCCAAGCATTCGGCGTAGATCGTGATTTTATTGAGAATTGGAAAAGAGTTTCTGAGCCGCCGCCCGGTTTTTTATTGCCTATTCGACAATGCCTCCAATTTATTGGAGATGGTTATCGCAAAATCCGTGATGAAATTTGGATTGAAATAGCACTTCGTGGAGATAGTAATAAAATTATATCAGATTCTAGGTATTTCAATGAAGCTAAAGCTGTGCGTGAGCGTAAAGGTCTTGTTTTTTTGATGTACAGGCCCGGCTTCATCAATGATGACCCTAATCCTTCTGAATCACAAATCAGGCCATTGGTTGATTTTTGTCGCAATAATAATATCTCTGAAGGGCCAATTGACTTCAAGGCTCTCAAAGAAAAATATGGCAATGCATGTCCAAATGCTTTGCAATATTATCATTATTGGTTTGCAAACGATGGTACTTTATCAGATTTAAAACATAAAACCGCAACAAAGATTGCTCCCTTTGTTGATGAATTCTTTAGGAAATTCTAATGGCATTTTTTTCTGAAGACTGGTTTTCTTATCATATTCCACGATGGAATATTTGGCTTTCCAAGTTTGTAGGACAGCCAAATCTTAATTTCATGGAAATCGGTAGTTATGAAGGAAGGTCATGTCTTTGGTTGTTGAAAAATGTTTTGACTGATCCAAGCAGTAACATAACTTGCTTGGATTGGTTTTGGGATCAAGCATATCACGAAAAAAATGGTAAAAGCCTTGAAGATTCTTTTTATGAAAACTTAAATGGCTATTTGGACAGGATTAGCATTTATTGCGGCAAAAGTTTTGAATCACTTTTAAGATTACAAAATAAACAAATAAATTATGATTTCATTTATGTTGACGGGTCACATGAACAAACTGATGTTTTAAATGACATGATATTATCATTTCAACTATTGAAAGTTGGCGGAATAATGGTCATGGATGATTATCACTACAAAACACAAGGAATGGAAGAAAACCCAAGTGTTGCTATTGACGCATTTTTGAATGTATACAACAAGAAAATTAAAGTTATTTATTTGGGTTGCCAAGTGGCAATTGAAAGATGTTCAGTATAGTCGTTCCAGTAATGAATCGTACAGATCGTATTATTCCATGCCTTTCGACATGGATAAATTATCATCATATAGGTGAAGTTGTTATAGTTGATTGGTCTAGTAAGATTCCTATTTTTACTGATGAATCAGTATCAGAAATAATTCATCATCCAAAAACCCGAATTGTAAGAGTGAATGACGAAGAATCATTTATTTGCATGTCTTTCAGTCTAAATGTTGGTGTTTTCCATGCTTCTTTAGATCATGTGGTTAAAATTGATATTGATTACAAGTTAATTAACGAACAGCTATTAGAAACATTTTATAGGTCCAGAAATTCTAAATCATTTTATTGTGGCACTATTCCTAAAAAATATGACTTTCATGGATTCAGTTTTTTTCCAAGAGAAGACTTTGTTGCAATACAAGGATATAATGAGAGAATTCGTGGATGGGGATTTGATGACGAAGACTTTTATCGCCGAATGGAAAAAAGAGGGTTAGAAAGAATAGTAATTATGAACATCGAGCATTTTCTGTATCACATTCCTCACGATGATGCGTTAAGAACTGTAAACTATCCGCAAAAGGATAAAAATGAAACAAATAGAGTAAATGAAAAAATTATACAGGAATATGACTGTGGGTGTTTGTCAACTTATACAACGCTGTGCAAAACAAATAAATATACAGAATTGGTAAGGAATAAGTGAAGCCAATCTTAGTTACCGTAGCAGGCAGTAGGTCTAATACTATTGCTCATCAACTAAAACACTATGCTCCCCTGACAAGCGGAGCATATATTGTCATTTATCAACATGAAAAAAGCAATACGCAAACTTGTGATGAAATTAGAGAAATAGCTAAACAACATGGCGCTAATATTTATGCTGTCAGGACACATCGACCATATGATTGGGAACAAGTAACAAGACTTTACAATGAAGTTAAAAGTCAATTTTTTGAAAACTGGTGGTTAGTTGCTGATGATGATGAACTTCATGTTTATTGGGATGAACCTCAAAATATAATTAAAGAATGTGACAGTAATGGTTGGAAGTATGTCACAGGCGGATTTATCGACAGGATTGGATTGAATGGTGATTTTCCGAAGATTGAACATGATTCAAATCTATGGGAATTATTTCCTGTAGCAGGTTTTTTCAGATATCCTTTGAGTCGTGCTTGCCCAAATAAGGTTGCACTTTGCAAAGGATCAGTGCAAATAACAAATGGTCAGCATTATGTTCATTTAGATGGAAAGAACCAGTATGGGGCTAGTGGTTGGAGACATCCTTGGCGTTATCCAATTTATAAAGAATTTGTTCAGGTGCATCATTTCAAGTGGGACGATACGGTCGTTGACCGCATAAAAGCTGTTGCAGATGTCAATAAAATTTATTCTCATTCAGATGAATACAAAAAAATGTATGAACAAATTAGGGAAAGAAATTTTAGAATTGATATAGAAAATCCACATTTTTACTGTCAGGAAATGATTAAAAATGATTACTGGGAATACAAGTATTGGAAAAAATTAACCAATTTAATTTTGCATATCTAATTTTAGAATTCGTGTAAATTTTTGTACTGTTTCAATGCCTGTTTTTCCTTGAATAATTTCACCAATATGTGGATATGCGCCTTGAAGCCAACGCACACCGCTTTCTTTAGAGCAACAGCGATGGGTTATTTTTTCGTCAAGAATTTTTATTGTTGATTCGAGTTTTTGATTTTTTGTTTGATTTTTCCCATCCCTATTTCCGTCAAGACCATAAATCCTAATCCTCTCTGCTGGCAATATTGGTTGCAGGCTGTCCATTTCGCATTATTCCTCGGTAAAGTTGTTTGACTGGATGGTTTGATCTCCCAAATTTCGACTCTTCCATTATCGAACATAACCTTGAGATCAGGGTTGTATTCATGGATTTCTCCCATGAAGCTGTATTGAACCTTGAAAGGTTCAACCTCATATCCGATTACTTCGGGCATTGCTTCCAAACATTCATAGACCTCGCATTCCATGCCGGAACGGTAATGCATTTCCTTGCCACCATTTTTGGTTGATATCATGTATCCTTCCCTGAATTTGGGTTTCCTGTTTTTTACCTTGCCGCCTTTCGGGGAAAGGTCTTTCCATATAATAGCCTTCATCTGTCCGGTTTTGGGAATATTTTTTTCATGTGGATGCTTGGCTTTGAAGTGAGTTCTTACACAGCGGACGGGACAACCACAACGAGGCAGCGGACAAAGGACATAGTCCCTGCCTTCTTCATGTGATTCAATGATGTGTTCTTTATATTCGTCAAAAGTAGTTAAAACCAATCCGCAGCAAAAGCATTGGTATTTTCTTAAACCGTTGTCTTTTTCAAATGGTAAAGTCATTTTTTTCCAAGTAATTTGAGGGCTTCGTCACGGTCAATAACTTTAATTTTTTTTATGTCTTTTGCGCCAAATACAACTTCCTTGGAATCTTCTTCGTCATTTGATTTTAACTTGGATATTTTAATTGCAGTAAATTGAGCTTCTTTGAGAAAACCGGGTTGCATCGGATCGTCTTCTTTGTCGGTTTTGAGTTTGGCAAAAATTAAACGGCTTTCTTCTGGAGCACCATATATTTCTTTGTCTTTTTTGAAGAATAGGATTAAACCATGATCATCAATAAGTTCAGAAAGCGATTTTTTGCTTTCTACAAATTGATCCCATTTGTCCATCAAAGACCTGAATTCTGAAAATGCTGGTGAATCATTGCTAAATTTCTTGCTCATATATGTCCTCATATCATATATACACATATGTACCAATCAACTTTTACTTTTAGACAGTTCTTAGAAGAGATGGACCCTTCTCCTGAGAAAAATCGTGAAGGCAGCAAAGAAGATAAGTCTTCTGATAAGGAAGATTATTTTGATGCATTATCTGACGAGCAAGGATTGTCTTGGCACGATATTATAAATGTCTTTGAGGGTGAGCCTTGGGTTTCAACTCATTTCGGATTGGGCGAAAAAATTTATAAGGCATCTGCGTGGAAAATAGTACCGGGAACTCTTTCCAAGCACGGGGCAGACATTATGCTTGTACCCCGTAAAGGCGATAGAAGTTATTTAGCTGGCAATATGTTAAACAAAAGCAAAAAACCTGATAAAACACGGTATCACTTAGATCGAGATCAGCTTACTGACTTTTTAACAAAAGGTTGGACTCCTGCTGTTCAAAACGCTGCTGGTGGTGCTATGGGTGGTATGTAATGACATTCAAAGAATGGCTTAAACTTCAAGAAGTTGGAACAAGCACCGCATCTGTTGCCACATTTGCCATGCCTTTATTTGGTGGTCCTTTTGTAAGATCAGCACCTGAAATGATTGGTGGTCGTCCAATTAAAAAGCATAAAAGAAAACACAAACACTAATCTTTACAAAAAAAATCTGGCTCTTATAATTTTTTTGATTGCTTCCTCCATAAAGGAAATCATCATGCCAGATATCATGGATCAGGTCGCCAACAAGTCAATTCGCTGCCTTGATAAAGGTCATGTCACTCTTGTTGATGTCATGCCAAGAGTTGTTCCAGAAGGAAAAACCGCAGACTATGCAATTGTTCAAGCTGCCAGAGTAAGCTACGGGGATGGAACTAAAACCGTCAACGAAGATAAAGGTTTGATCCGTTATCTTCTTCGTCACTCTCACACTACGCCGTTAGAAATGGTCACCTTAAAATTCCATTGTATGATGCCGATCTTTGTCGCACGGCAATGGATTCGTCATCGTGCAAGCAGCTATAATGAGATATCAGCTCGTTATTCAATTATGAAAGATGAGTTTTATTTTCCATTTGCTTGTGATTTTAGAAAACAATCTTCTAATAATAGACAAGGCGGCTCAGAAGAGCTTGATTTTGAAACAGCAACTGAATTTGTAAACACACTCGTTGATGAAAGTAATGAAGCCTATCAAATTTACATGAAGATGATTGATTCTGGAATGTCCCGTGAACAAGCAAGAATGATTTTACCATTAAATCTTTATACTGAGTGGTATTGGAAAATTGATCTCCATAATCTTTTCCACTTTCTTGCCTTGAGAGCAGACTCTCATGCTCAGAAAGAAATTAGAGTTTATGCCGAAGCTATTATTGAGCTTTTACGACAAGTCGTGCCAGTAGCTGTTGAAGCATGGGAAGATTACCATCCGATGCGTGGAGCAATTAAATTAACTCGTTTAGAAGTAGAGGCTTTGTCGAGTTTTATGAAGCAACACGCATGGCAAGTAGAAGTCCCGTTGATTGCTACTAACAATAAGCGTGAACAAGCAGAATGGCTTGAGAAAGCAAAATTGTTAGGAATCAATATTCCTTCGTCACAGTCATAATTTCTGGCTTTGGGTCAGTCATTTTAAAACCAAAGTTATTTACAAAAAACATGAGACTTAGAATTATTTGTGCCATGATTACCTCCAGAAAACTCTATGATATTATTCAAGAGAGAATTGTCAATGGAAAACATTCTTACCTTTCTAAATCATGATTTACACGGACCAAAAATAAAGATCGCCGTTCTAGGCGATGCGATGGTTGATGAATATTACGATGTTTCAGTAAAAAAGCTTTCACAAGAATCGCCAATTCCTGTTGCCAAGACGGCAAAAAATTTACCACGATCTTTTCCCGGCGGTGCCGCAAATGTTGCTTATCAATTTGTTAATTTTAATGTAAACGCCCCATTATTTTCTTTTGTGGATCAAAGTTCACGGGATATTTTTTTGACTCACGGATTAACAGTTGAAAATTGTAAAGAAATAGAATTTGATATCCCTCGCAAGAAAAGATTCTTCGCAGAAAATTATCCGATTTTTAGATGGGATGTTGAAGGTAAAGATTATCATTTAAAAAATGATTGTCTCAATCAGTTTTCTCAATCTCTTTATAATTCCATACATCAGAATAAGAATTACTTGGATTGTTTAATTTTGACGGATTATGACAAAGGCATTTTCAATAATTTACAAAGTTGGATATTTGAAACGGCACCTATCACGATTGTTGATCCTAAAGATGGTGATTTTCGTCGGTGGAAAGGTTGTACAGTATTTAAACCTAATCGTGATGAAGCACTTCGGTTAACCAAGAAAAATACTTTAGTTGATGCGGGTAATATGTTGTCTTCAGAGCTTGAATGTGCTGTTGTAATTACTGAATCAGGTGAAGGTGTAACAATTTTTGAAAATGGTAAGATTGAGAAAATAAAACCAAAAAAGTTTGTAGACAAACCTGAATCGGTAATTGGTGCTGGAGATTGTTTTGTGGCTTTCTTAGCCATGGCTTTAGCAAGAAAATTCAATCTAATCAAAGCGGTTGAGATAGCGTTCGAAGCTGGTTTGATTTATGTGCGAAATAAACACAATAAGCCTTTAAGTCATTATGAGATTAACAAAAGCATTGATCCAGTAGCAGCGAAATTCATTCATAATCCCAAAAATTTCTTTGCCAAACGAGACTATAAACTTGTCATGACAAATGGCTGTTTTGATATTCTTCATGCTGGGCATTTGCATTCATTTAAAGCGGCAAAAAGTCATGGAGATAAACTCATGGTAGCCGTGAATACTGATGAAAGTGTTTCTGCTTTGAAGCCGGGAAGACCAGTATTGCCGTTAGAGCAAAGAATGGCAGCTTTGCAGGCTTGTGAATATGTTGATTTTGTTGTTCCATTTAATGAACAAACACCTGAAAGACTAATCAGGGAAGTCATGCCTGATGTAGTTGCAAAAGGTGGTGATTATAAAATAGATCAAATTGTTGGTTATGGAATTGTGCCAGAGGTGGTTCGTTTACCTATTTTAGAAGGTTTATCTTCAAGTAAAATTATTGAAAAGATTAAGAGTTAGCAAATGCAATTTCCATTTGCCATACCACATCCGTAGCAGCATGTGCAGTTTTCACAACAAAGTCCTTTTAGACTGCATGTACCGTCAATTGAACAACAAGCGCAGCCACACTTGCAGGCGACTAAGCATTGCTTACATTCGCATGATTTTGGTCTGCTAAGTAAAAAAAGTGTTGTATAAATTGTCACAATGAATAAAATGACTGCAATTGTTAAGAACATTTCGTGCATAGTTTCCATAAAGCTATGTAGCTTAGTCCCAATGTTCTTGTCCATCAATCCAGTAATGTAAAATTAAATTACCCGACATGGTTGGATATTGTCGATCTAATTTTATGAATCCTGCATGAATTTTTCTGTGGCAGTTCGCACATACAACTATTGTATTTGCTTCTGTATAACCATAACCGGAGTCGCCCTCATTTATTCGATGTAAATCTAAAAGTTCATATTGATCACAAGGGCAAAATTTGCATTTACCAATTCTTTTTTTCTTTGCTTGTTTGTTTACTAAATGTTTTTTTCTTGCCATGAGATTTTCCTTATACATAAAAATATATAATTTATGATTACTTTTGCCAAATTTCTTGAATCTAAAAGATTTGGACTGTATGGCATTAAAACCGGACAAAGTCCAGCCAAACTATTTGTAAAAAGTCATAGACCTGCTTCGCCGACAAGACCAAAATACACAGGTTTAAGCGTCAAATCTGTCATGAAACCTTATTAAATAACTTATTTATTTTATGAGCATATCTTACATCGGCAAAGGTCTGTCGATTTTAATCTGTTGTGATTTTATTGTATCCCATGATTGGATGTCATTTTTGACATTTTGGTCAATTAAAAAAAATTTGCCTGATGCTAATATTTCCGTGACTTGCAGAAGAAAAGCAGGTGCGGATATTTTTAATTGGACAAGAAGATGTTCTATTCCTTTAGTTTTTCACACAATTGATTCCTTGTTGGAAATTAAATCGTTTGCATTGAAAAATCCAAAATCTAAAATTACTGAACCGGTTTTGTTGGTAAAACCAAGCGTGGTTTTTCTCAGAGATTTTGATGAAGCTGGTTTTAATCCAAATATTTTCGAAAAAAATAGCTTTGATATAGATGGTTTGATTAGTAATATAAAATCTCAAAATCCTACCGTATGTTGTGATTATTCCGATGGTTGGGGCAACTTTGTAACATCAACATGGATAAATAAATCAAGCATTCCTTTCTCTGCTGTTGACTATTCCGCAGGAATTATGTCGCCAAATGAAAAAAGGCTTGCTGCGCTTTGGGAATCAGCGTCAAAAATGTACCAAAGTATATTAAGGGGTTAATATGAGAAGGTTCGACTACGACGATAACGATGAATTCCGTGAGGATGTTGACAAGTTTTTTGAAGAAAATTCGGGAGGTTATGACGATTTTCTCGCAGAAGAATTTGCAATCCAAGAAGCAAAAATTGGAATTCAGCATCGTGAAATGGATTTGCGTCTTATGAGAACGGCAATCAAAGTTTGTGAAAATACTTTTATGTGGTCATTTTATTCACTTTCTACTCGTTTAAAAATGATTTCTGACACATATAAAAAGCTTCGCAAGCTAGAGGAGTGACTGTGCCTTTTTACGAATTTTCATGTAATCGGTGCGAAACTGTTTATGAAGAGCTTTGTTCTCATGATCCAAAAGGAAAATACCCCGGCTTAAAATGCCCTAAATGCGGCAGTAAATCTAAAACCAAATTGATGTCCACCTGCAATTACGCATTTGCAAATCCAGAAGGCACAGATCGGTGGAATAGTGAATCAGGTGGACATGATTATCGTTTCAATCATAATCTTCCTAAAGTTATTGCCGAAAGACAAAATGCTGCTGAAAAAGGCGGAAACGCCAGTCCTTACAATAAAATAAATGATCTTAACAATAATGATGTTTGGGGTGAGGTCAAATAACTGTTAAGTCAATCTTCGCTTTATAGCCTTTGGGTAAAAGATTTTTTATTCCTTTAAATGAACCTTGTTTTTTATCCATTCTGATAGTTACATGAAGATTTTTTAGGTCCATGAGAATTTGACCTGTTGTTTGCATATTGAATGGATTTTTAATTCTATAAGGATTTAAAAAGGGATCATCTTTATATTTTTTCCTTAAAGTTGGAAGTATTTCTTCTGATTTTGAAATTTTTTCAAGATTTTTTTGTGCTAAATCAAGTCTTGTGTGAGATGATATTTTTTTCTTTCCGTAGATATATCCAACTTTTTTATGATGTATTCCATGATTGGTTCTAACGACTACATTTGATTTAATTTTTTCTACAACAGGTTCAAATCTTACCGGAACTTCCAACACATATATTTCTTTGCCATCGCTAACAATAGTTTGACCTTTCACGGCTTGACCGCCATTTTTTTTCCCTAGTAGGCAGTCAATTACATCTTTGATTGTTTTGTAGCCCAAAGCATTTCTAATTCTTTTACCATCAGTAGTATGTCGTTTTTTGTCTATCTTGGTTTTTTTATCGTTGACATTATTGCTTTCTTTTTCATCTTTTTTTACCAATAGACTACTGTTTATTATTCCAATTCCGTGTTCGTTAATTCCTTCGCTCCAATCGGTGTCTAAATCATGCCATAAAAGAACTTCAGTTCCACGGATCAATTGATGTAAAACTTCTACTCTTGCCTTGTAACCTCTATCTCTGTTTTTAGCCAGAAAAATGCCTTTCTCAAGCCTTACAGCAGCTACTACGCATTCGTTAATTTGTATTTCTAAAAAATCTTTAAAATCCATATTAAAAACTCCATTTAAATATTTATTGCTTGGTTTTCACATCTTTGTTTTTATTTTCTTTTTTTATTTTATTTACTGACTTATAATTGTTTTGGGAATCCGTACACTTTGGCGGGGAGATATTATGAGCAGCGCACTTCAAAGGATCATTGGTAACTTTAACCGTGAGCGTTTTCGTGAAATTCATGCTGAAATGAGTTTCAGCGACTATCTTGAACTTTGCTACAAAAACCCCAAACTCATTCGCAACGCTTGGCAAACCATCTATGACATGATCATGGATAAAGGCAGCGAGACTGTTGAAGAATATCGCAAGACATACACAAATTACAAGTTTTTCGATGATCCATCCTATCCGATCATCGGACTCACTCCCATGAAAGATGCGCTTGTTAAGTTTATTAAAGGCGCTGCTGGAGGTTATGGAACCGAGAGGCGCATCCTTCTGCTTCACGGACCAGTTGGCAGCAGCAAGTCAACCATTTGCCGACTCATAAAGAGGAGTATGGAAAAGTACAGCCATACCAATGAAGGTGCATGGTACAGTTTCAAATGGGTTGATCTTCCTACAGGATCAGATGGATTGTTTACGGACACCGAATGCGAGTGCCCGATGCATGAACAGCCGCTCAAGCTTCTCCCGCTTGATATGAGGCAACAAATTGTTGATGAACTCAACAAAATTCATGAAAGCCTGACACCTCCAAACGAAAGACCAGACCTTTACACACTTAAATGCAGCGATGAACTTGATCCCTTGTGCAAGAAGTTCATGAATGAGTTGCTTAAGCGTTATGATGGCGATCTTGAAAAAGTTCTTGAAAAACACATTCGTGTAGTTCGCAAGGTTTATTCCGAAGCGGATCGTTGCGGCATTGCAACCTTCCAACCAAAGGATGAAAAGAATCAAGATTCGACTGAATTGACTGGCGACATCAATTTCCGCCAAATCGGTAATTTTGGTTCAGATTCCGATCCCCGAGCATTCTCCTTTGATGGTGAATTCTGCTGCGGAAATAGGGGAATTATCGAGTTTATTGAAGCACTTAAACTCGACACAGCATTTCTATATGACCTTCTTGGAGCATCCCAAGAACAAAGCATTAAGCCAAAGAAGTTCGCTCAAGTCAGCATTGACGAAGCAATTCTGGCGCATACCAACGACCCTGAGTTCCAGAAGTTGAAGAGCAATCAGTACATGGAAGCATTCCGTGACCGTACTACCAAGATCGATGTTCCATACACACTAAAGTGGAACGAAGAACTCCGTATTTTGGAAAAGGACTATGGTCCCGGCAAAGTGCGTCAGCATATTGCCCCGCACACTCTTGAAATTGCTGCTTTGTGGAGTATTCTCACACGCCTAGCAGACGATAAGGATGGAAAGCTTTCGCTCGTTGAAAAAGCAGAACTTTATGACGGCAAGTTGCTTCCCGGTTGGACCGAAGAAGCCGTCAAGGAATTGAAGGATAAGTATCCAGATGAAGGCATGAGCGGTGGAGTATCCGTTCGTTATCTTCAGGACAAGATTTCCAACTGTCTCGCTAACAACCATGATTATGTCAATATGTTCATGGTTTTAAATGAGTTGCGTGACGGTTTGGATCATAGTTCTCTTCTTACCAACAAAGAACAAGTTGGTCGTTACATCACTTGTATCGACCTTGC